CTATTTAATGGATACATCTTCGTTAATTAATATGTACAAACGAGAAAAGGGTAGTTCTGAAAGAGCTAACTTTGAAAATCTCTATGAAGCAGCTGCATCATTCTGCAACCCAAGTTCTGATAATATTCAGAGCAAGCGGGCTAAAGGTCAGCGTGACGATGTCGAGCGCATTACTGATGTGGGCATTAAGGCTCGTCGTATGTTTACCGCAGGTATGATGAGCCACCTGTTTCCGCAAGGGCAGAACTGGATTCGTGTTGTGCCGCAAAACAGAGACCTAATGAATGATGATAATGTAACCAGAGCGTTATCATCTGTAACTAAAAAATTTATACGAGCAATTGAGGACTCAAACTTTTATGAAGAGATGGGTCAATGCATCGATCATTGTGGATATATTGGAACTACCGCACTATACTGCGAGCCAACAAACCGCAGATTATTAAACTTCCGGGCGCACTACATCAACCAGTTTTTCTTTTGTGAAAACTATTTAGGTGAAGTAGATACAGTTATCCGCGAGTTTAAATTAACAGCGCGTCAAGCGGTTCAGCAGTTTGGTAGTGATTGTCCAGAATCTATATCTGATTATGCAAAAGACCCTGGCACTTCTACAAAAGAGTTTACATTTATTCACATTGTTATGCCGCGTCAGAACTTTGTTCCTGACTCAATAGAGAAAAAAGAAAAACCCATAGCATCATACTACATATCCCTAACAGGCAAAGAGCTTGTTTTAGAATCTGGGTTTGATGAAATGCCATATAGCGTGGCTAGATTTTACAAAACTAATTACGAAAAGTACGGCCGCTCACCAGCCCTAGAAGTATTTTCGACCTTACCTCTGGTCAATCGTATGGAAGTATCAAGGATAAGAGGAGCGGAGCGTGTGAGTAACCCGCCTTGGTTGGCTCCCAACGATGGAAGCGTTAGGCGTATTTCCAACGACCAGGGGTCTATTATCTACTGGAACGCTGGTAACCCACTATCTAAGCCAGAACAACTGCGGCCTATGGATAATGTAGTAGTTAATGACCAAATGATTGAAAAGAAAGAACAGGAAATCCTAGACGCTTTCTATGTTCCTCTGTTTAATCCGCTACATAATAAAAAGAATATGACAGCGTTTGAGTCATCTGAGCGTCTTAACTTGTCGCTACAGTTTCTTACTCCTGCTGTAAATCGCATAAACAAATACTTTGTGACTCCTATTCTTGAACGTGCATTTGGCATTATGCTTCGTAATGGATTATTTCCAGAGCTTGAGATTGCACAACTAAGTGAACAGTCACTAGAGTTTGACTTGGTTGGTAAGGCATCTATTGCATCTCGCCAGATTGAGTTGTTCGGCACGATGACCGCTATGCAGCAGATGATGCAGATCGCACAATTTAAACCAGAGATTTTGGATAATGTAAATGCAGACAAGACTGCTCGCTTTATTCAAGAAGTTAATATGGTTCCTGTTGACCTACAGCTTTCTGAAGATGAAGTTGAGGCAACGCGTGGAGAACGTCAAGAAATGGCAATGGCTCAGATGCAAGCACAACAGATGCAAGCTCAAAGTGATGCGTATGTTAAAATGCAGAAGGCACCAGAAGAAGGTAGCGGTGCTGAGGCTATGCTTGAACAAACAGGAGAATAATGGATATAGTTGATAAAGTGACCTACGATTTTGAGTGGGACAACGAGAAGGATTTATCAGAACAGACGAGACGAGCTTTTACAGATCTTCTTGATCCGTCAGATAATAATGCGCTTTTAGTTATGCGCTATCTTGTACAAGTTTGCAAGTGGCAGGATATGACTGAATACAATGACCCAATCATCGAGGCCAAGATGAACTCGTTGCGAGGTGTTATTCTTTCAATTAAACAACAATTAAACATGAAACCCATAGAGGAGGTCACCTATGAGTGAAGAGGTAAATAACGAAGAAGTAGTTGAAGAAGTAAGTGAAGAGGCAGTAGAGGAAAGCCCGGTTGAAGAAACTGCGGTGGAGGAAACAACCAATACTCAATCTACTACATCATTTGTAGACTCAATGTTAAATCAAATTGAAGATGCTGATGTTAAAGATGCTGGGTTTTGGAAAAGCCTGGAGGGCAAAGATGCTACAGAAGTTGGAAAATATATTAAGGAACTTCAGAGTTTCGCTGGTAAAAAAGGTGATATACCTAAGTCTGACGCTTCGCAAGAAGAGTGGGATTCGTTTTATACTAAGCTGGGTAGACCTGAAAGTATTGACGGCTATGACTTTACGATTGGTGACGAATTTACGGAACTGGTTGGTGAAGATTCAGCACCTTTCTTTGAAAAGATTGTTGATGGATTTAAGGACCAAGCTTTCAAAATGGGTGCAACACCTGAGACTGCCGAAGCTTTAACTGATTGGTATTTAGGGACAGTAGCTGAAGAACTAGAATCTTCTCAAGCAGCTATGAAGGAAGCTGAAGAAGAGATGGATAAAGAACTTCGCCAAGAGTGGGGCGATAGCTATGACGGAATGATGAATGGCATCGAGGCTATGTTAAAAGCCAATGGTATGCCAGATGAAAATCTAGAGTTTGCTAGAGAGTCCGGGCTTCTTAAAGACCCTGCCTTAGCCACAACGCTAGGCCGAATCGCAGCTAGATTCCAAGATGACCCAGAAATCGGACATCATCAAACTAATACGCAAGCTGGATTACGAGATCAGTTACACGATGTAAACCAAGAAGTTATGGAATATGTTAAAACAGGAGTTAAGGTTCCTCAGCATATTGCACAAAAGCGTATAGACCTAATGAATAAACTTGGAGAAAACTTGTAAAAAAGACTTGACATAAAATTAATATCTGTTAAGTCTATACACAACGAAAAGAGATAACCTTCGGGCCTCTTGTAGTTGCCGTCAACCCAGACGCTAAATGGTAGGCAAGACCTCCTTGTGGAGACAATCAGAGCCGATTAGTTGTATTCGTTTAAATTAATTGAGCCTATAACAAGGAGAATATTATGGCTTCAAGTACTATTAGTACTGCGTTTGTAAAGCAGTATGGTAATACTCTGGACTTGCTTGCTCAAACCCGTGGCGGCAAATTCACAGGTAAGTGCCTCGAAGAATCTATCGAAGGCGAAGAAAAATACTACGATCAGTTGGGTGCAGTATACGCGGCAGAAGTTATTGACCGCTACGCTGACTCACCTGAGAACGACATCACCCACGCTCGTCGTCGTGTAACTGCGACTGCTTATGACGTTGGATTGATGCTCGACAAATTCGACAAAGTACAGATGCTGGTAAACCCAGAGTCTGAATACGTTCAACAGCAGGTAACTGCTCTTATGCGTAAAAAAGACATTGAGTTCATCAAGGGTGCTTTAGGTAATGCGCAAACAGGTAAGACTGGTTCTACTTCAACTCCATTGGGTTCTGACCAGATTATCGCACATGACTTTAATTCATCTGACTCTAGCTTAACACTAGCTAAGTTGGGCGAAGCTAAGTCTCGCATCTTGGAAGCTGGCATCGATCTCGATGATCCGCTAAACAAGTTGTACATGGTTGTAACTCCTCAAGTTATTGCTGATATGCTTAACAATGAGAAGTTCACATCTAGTGACTACAACTCAATCCAGGCGCTAGTTAAAGGTGACCTCAATACTTTCTATGGTTTTGAGTTTGTTGTTTCTAACTTGCTACCTGCTGCTAAGTCTGATGACAGCGCTGTTCTTAACTGGACATCTTCTGATGCATTTGACTCAACTGGTCAGCAAAACACAGATCGTGCTTGCTTCGCATACGTTCACTCTGGTGTTCGTCAGGTAACCAACCCAGGCATCCAGACTGAAATCTCTCAGCGTGATGACAAGCGTTTCAACTACTATGCTTATTCTTGTATGCGTACAGGTGCTGTTCGTATGGAAGAGAAGAAAGTTGTTCAAATTAACTGCAAAGAAGGAACTGCTGTTTAAGCAGGATAGGAGGTAAATTATGGCAACTCGTAATAGTACTGAAATGGCCGCTGTTTATACAGATGAAAATCTCGATACGAAAGTAGCGGGCGGTGCATTTAACGCGCAAGATATCGCAGCTGATGTAAAAGTAGCTTTATTTAGCTTCACAGCAACTGCTGATGGCGATGGCGGAGATGTATATAACTTGATTCAGCTTCCAGAAGGGGCTAAAGTTTTATGGGCTTCAATCCATACAGCTTCTGCTCTAATGGCTTCTTCAGGTGTTCTCACTATCGCATACGACGGAACCACAGTTGGTACTGCATTAACCATTAACAACACTGCTGGTGTATTCACTACTGGTATTGGTGATGCTCCTGTAACAACAACTGGTGCTGGTGTCGTTACTGGTACAGCTTCTGCCCATCAGGTAAATGCTGTAGCGGTTACTGGTGAAGTTTACTACGTTGTAGACAAGTAACAAACTTGAGGGCTTCCAACTTCCTTCTCGGTTGGTGTAAGTCCCTCATTTTATTTTTGGAGGCAAAATGTCTTTAAGTAAGATAGATATATGTAATCATGCTTTGCTCAAGATCGGAGCGGATACTATTGCCTCGCTTGATGTAAATCAAAATGATTCTGATTCTGTAGTGCAAAGCGCTAGACTTTGTAACATTTTATTTAACCAAGCTCTTGAAGAAACTCTTAGAACATACAAATGGAACAGCGCACTAAAAAGAGCCTCACTTGTAAAGCTAACAGAAACTCCTGCATTTAAGTGGGATTTTAAATATCAATTACCAAACGACTGCATTCGCGTTATAAATGTATACGATGACGTTGACGCACACGATGATCGTAATGAATATGTGGTCGAGGGTGATACTATTCTCTGTAACTACGAAAAGGTATATCTGCTATACGTTAGTTTTCCAGAAGATGTTAGCAAACTTAATTCATTTTTAACCAAAGCTGTAATACAAAACCTGGCCATAAAGCTCTCAGTACCCATGCAGCTTGACCAGACTATGCAAAACAATTTAATTAACGAGTATCAAAATGTTATTTTACCAGAAGCCCGGAGCGTAGATACGCTAGAAAATAAATATTGGGACATGGAGGAAAGTGACTTTTTAATATCAAGACATCACGAATCACCAATTATATAGGCGGTCATGGCAATTAATTACACACAAGCTTTTAATGCAGGGGAATTGTCTCAAAAGATTGATGGTCGCTCTAATACAGAAACATACAAAGTTGGTTGTCGCTCCTTAAAAAACTTTATGGTCCTACCGCAAGGTGGGGTTGAACGTAGAGCAGGAACAGAGTTTATTCAATTTGCTGGCTCTGGAGCTACGCCAAGCGGAACTAATCCTGCTGAAATGATTGAGTTTGATTTTTCTAGCGATGTATTTTATGTAATTGAATTAGGAACAAGTTACGCCAAAGTTCACTACACATCAGAGGGTACTGACTATGTTGTAGATGTAACAGGTACTGTTCCCGCTTACACTTCTTCTCAGCTAAGAAAAATACAGTTTACTCGTAGATACGACACTTTAATTATAACCTCTCCAGATCATCCTCCGCAGGTTTTACAAAGAACTACAATTACTCCTACATTTACAATATCTGAAATTGATTATGTTTATCCTCCATTGATGGAAGAAAACTTAAGTGCAACCACTTTGACACCAAGTGCAACTACAGGCACAGGAATTAATTTATTAGCTAGTACTGCGCTTTTTCATAGCACTCAGGTTGGTGGTGTATGGGCTGTTGAAAATTTGCGTGACGGAAGTGACAGGTCGGTTCTATTTGAAGCCAAGAATACATCAGCTACAAGTAGTGAGTTAGATGTTAGTTTTTCAAATTGGGAAATAGAAACTTCGGGAACCTGGAAGGGTTCTTTAGTAATACAAAGAAGCATCGATGGCGGTTCTTTTTTAAACTATATTACTGTAGTTGATACCACAGGTGGAACAGCAAGAAACGTAACGTATGCAAGCTCTGAACCCGAAGGCAAAAACACTAAACTAAAAATGGTTTTTACACATGATACTGGCACACTTGAAGCTAATCTTCAAACAGACTCAGTTGTATTCAAAGGCCTATCAGAAATAAAAACAGTTGCAGCCTCTGGCACAAGCATAACAGAAAACGCCAGAAGTAGCGGTGTATTGAGAATTAACTGCACAGGGCATGGATTGTCGGCTAATGACAAAGTAATGCTTTCTGGCGTAACCTCAGCCGATTCTGCGGTAAATACAGCATTGCAAGCAGATTTAACTGTTAGCGCAAGTAATCTAAACACAAATGACTTTCAGGTTTCTTTAACAGGAACAGCGGCCGTAACATTTACTAGCGCAACAATACTTTCTTCTTCTAGAGCTACTGCTGATGTTATATCTAATTTAGGAAAAACAACAGCTACTACTAGATGGTCAGAAGCAGCGTTTAGTAACTTCAGAGGATTCTCCCCATCATCAGAGTTTTTTGAAAACAGACTATGGCTTGCTGGATCAAAGGATGAGCCTGCTGACATATTTGCTTCTGTATTTGGAGATATATATAATTTTCTACCAAGCAATGTATCCACCGGGGCAATTAAAAGAACTATTGATTCACCAGAAGAACCCAAGTGGTTACAAGGTAAAAAGTATTTATTTCTAGGAACGTCGGGAACGGCTGTATCTATTCGATCAGCAGACAGAGATGCTTTAATTAGCCCTACAAATATTACAACAAAAGTAGAGAATGCTTATGGTTCAGCCCCACTACAGGCTGAGTTTTCTAATGATGTAATTGTTTATGTTCAACGTGATGGCCTAAGAATGAGAGAGCTTGTTTTTAATAGAGAAGAGGATACTTACATTGGGCAAGATTTAAACATTTTAAGTGAGGACATAACTGATTCTGGTATTGCAGAAATGTATGTTCAAAAAGAACCCAATCAGTTTATATGGGCTATTAAGGAAAATGGGGATGCCTGTGTTATGACGCATGACAGGGGCGAAGAAGTTAGAGCCTGGGCTAGAATAGAAACGACTGGAGAGTTTTATAGCGGAGCAGCTATTCATAACCAGGGTGAAGATATAGTTTGGTGCTGTGTTAAAAGAACATTTCCTGCTGTAGCTTGGACCGCAAACACAGCTTTTAATACTGGCGATTTTGTAAACTATGAAGGAAAAATATATAAATCAAATGCTGGTGCAGATAGTGGCTCTACCTTTAATGCTAGCAACTGGACAGAGGATGCTAACGCAGGTGTAAGATACTGTATTGAAAAGTTTCATCTTCGCAAGGATTTGGATTGGTATATTGACTCTGGCAAAGAGTTTAATACAGGTGGCTCTAAAACTGTAAATGCTACTACTCCAATTGCTACAGATTTTATTAATTTTAATTTAACAGATCATGGTTATGAAACAGATGATGTTGTTGAGTTAACTAATTATTCAATAGGAAGTGGAACTTCAACCTATGATGATTTTCTTAATAATAAAAACTACAGGATTCATAAGTTAGATGCTAATAACTTCCAATTAAAATATTTAGAATCTGATGATAAAGTTCCGATAACTAGTTTTAGTTTAAATAGTGAGGTATATTATTTACGAAGTGGTAATGGTAAAATTACAGATGCCACTAGTAGATATTCAGTTAATGCGCCCGGTGAAGTATATCCTTATAATGATTCTGGAACATTAAAGTGGGGCATATATGGATCAGGATCGTTAGTTGCAAAATCTACTGCTACCACAGATTTTCCTTGGGAAGCAAGTTATGTAAAAATTAGCGACGGCTCCGCTTATACCGCAACATTTGCAGATGGCGCTAGCGACTCTACAACTAATGTAAAACAATTAAGTAATAAAGTTAGCGGCCTTAACCATCTTACTGGTTCTACTGTTCAAGTTGTTGCCGACGGAAACTTTGTTGGAACAAAAACTGTAGACATAAATGGTGAAGCAACTATTGATACTTATCATGAAAATATTAAGGCTGGTCTTCAGTATATATCAATTCTTCAACCATTACCTATTGAACCCACACTTGTTGGAAAATTATCGCAAAGTCGCGTTAAGGCTTCATCCAAAGTAATTGTAAGATTTTTAAAAACAAAAGGTGCAAGTGTTGGAGAAGCAGGAAAGCAGTTAACAAATTTTTCTGTATTAGATACCCAAGATTCTATGGGCCAAGCGATTCCATTAAAAACAGTACAACAAAGATTTTTTATAGGTTCGGATTATGACAGAGAAAAACTTATAGAGGTGCGACAAGATCTACCATATCCTATGACAGTTTTAAGTATTGCATCTCACATTAATGCGGAGGGTGCGTAATGGCTGAACAAATAGTAGGTTCTGTTGCTTCTGGTGCATCTACTGGCTTTGCGGTTGGTGGCCCCATTGGTGCTGGAATAGGTGCTGTTCTTGGCGGTATTTCTAGTTTATTTAAAAGCAAAGCTCAAAAGAAAGAAGAAAAAAGAAGAAGAATGATTGCTGAATACAAAGCACAAGTTGCCCTGGCGGATGGTGAGGCTGAGGTAAATGCTTTAAGATCAGTTGAAGACACTCTAATTAAAAGAAACAATCAAGCTTATGCTGACGATACTATGAATGTAGTTTTCAGAGGCGGTGATCCACTTCAAGGAACAGATTATCTTTCAATAATCGATAATGTAAGCGAAAGATATTTGGATGTATTAAATAATGTTGCTAAGATGGATATTGCTAGAATTGAATCAGAAAATACAGCAGAGCAAATTAGAATGGGAGCAATAGCTCAGATTGATGCATCAAGAACAAAAGCAAAAGCAGAGGGAATAGAAAGTCTTTTGAAGGCAGGTCAAACGCTTGGTAAGTCTCAAAGATTTTTAGATATGATTGGGTAAGATATGGCTATTTCATTAAAAAGATATATTTCACAAGTTGCGCCTCCTTCTAAAAGCGGTGCTGTTCCGATTAGCTCTGATCTTGAAAACTTATTAGTAACAGAGGCTGGTGCATCTGATAAATTACTAGGGGCTGCCCTCGAAGGTGCTGGCCAGGTTGGTGCTGAAATTTATCAAAATTTTGTAAAGGACCGAGACGACTCTCAAATAGCTAACTATGAATTTGATTACAAACAAAGATCTGCTTTATTCGAGGCATCTTTGGGCAAAGCAAAAGACCAAAAACAAGCTAGATCTCTGTATGAGCAATTTTCAAAAAATGAAAGAGAAGAGTTTTCTAAATTAAATCTATCACCAGAGGCTAGAAAAAAAGCTGACGTTTCTTTTAACAAACTACTTGGCGAAGATCAGATTAGGTTATTTAAACGCTCGTTAAAAATAGATACTGAAAATAACATTATAGCTTATACCAAATCTTATGAGACGGCCGTTGCTAATAATGATTTTGATAGTGCGTCAAAAGCTGTTGATGGATTGTATAGAGCTGGAGGAATAAGCCCGGAAGAAGTTGTTACTATGAAGACTAACTTCGAAAGAGATGTAACAGCATACAAAAAACGAGCAATTCTTAATAATCAAACTCCTATAAATAGATATGTTGCCTCATCTAAAAGTTTAATATCTAACGCTAAAACACAAATGGCTTTTGCTAACACACCAGAAGAAGCGGAAGAAATTAATGATAGTCTACAAGCAAGTCTCAAAGAACTACAGGAAAAAAGCGGTTTAGAAGGTGCTTCTTTGACTGAAGCGCTTAGATTAACACAATCACCTTTTGATGGATACGAAAGTGCTTACGATTCTAGAGTGCTTACTTTAGCTGAAAACGAAAACGTATCTACTCAACTTACCGCGTATAATGATTACTTTAATGGAAATACAAGTGAGTCTGATGCCCTTACTGCTATTAATCAATTATCGTTAATTGATGGTGAAACTTATAATCAAGATAAAGTAAGGGGGATGATAGAAAAAATAAATGAAGAAAAAGATAGAGTAATAAATGAAAAGACTGAAGGGCAATTATTAACTTATGAAATAAACGGAGATGTGGAAAAAGGTACAGCGTTATCTAAAAAATACATGGAGGAAAATGACGACTATACCCCTAAGATGCATATTGATTATGTGCGGGGGTTAACATTAACTAGAAATGCTAATATTGTTTATAGCCAAATAAAACAAAACAACATTAATGCAGCAACATCTTTTTTTAAAGACAATGATTTTTCAGACGAAGATACAACTCAAATACGAGCTGCACTTAATACGCAAACAATTGCTATTGAAAAAGCAGCAACTGCAAGACAAGCAGAGCTTTTTAACACATTAACAGATAAAATACTAGCGGGTGAAGTAATTGATATAAAATACGAAATGGCTACAGGAGCTTTAACTGGCGGTCAATTTGGTGATATGTCTTTTCCTGCCTTAACTCCAGATCAAGAAAAAAGATTAAAATCTGCAAACATTTACCAATCAAGCAGTGTTGGATTTACTCAAGAAGATTTATTCGGTATTCGCAATCTAAACAATCTTCTTAGTACTTCGCTTGAAAAAGGTATAAATCAAAAAAGAGAAGCTAGCCTGTATAAGGCAGCAGATGGGTTAACAGGTAGAGCCTATGTTTATGCTATAAAAAATGCAGCATTCGTTGATGAACTTCAAACTGAAGAGCAAAGGGAATTGTTTAAGGAACTAACAGGAGGCCTCGAGGCTTATTTATATAAGTTGGGCGAGCCAGGTATAGATAACCATTTAAATTTAGTTGAAGCATTTATACGCAAGGTTGTTCGCGGTGACATGACTGCGGATGAATTTACATCGTATGCTGATTATAGAGATTTTAGAAGTTATGTAATACAGCGAAATCAAGCTATTTCTAAAGTAGAAGCAATGGAAAGATTTATACAAAAAAATCAAGGGGAGTAAACTGTGGAAGAACTATCACCTGACTTTAAACTCTTTGCGGGAGAAGCAAGGCAAGCAAATCCAGATATGTCTAGCGAGCAAATTATAAGTTTGTATGAGGACTACCAAAGAAATACAGCTACTGAGTTACCAGACCCAGATACTTCATCACCAGAAGAAATATCAGCTTTTAACCAAAGTTATATAGAAACAAAAACAAATACTTCATTTAGCCCGTAAGAGTTGCCCCAACAAGCTGCTATGTATATTGGCGATCAATCTCTTGGCGAAAACGAATTTGATAATGAAGCTTTTAATCAAAATCTTTTTAATGAAATTGTTGGTAGTGAAGAACTTAGGTCCGTTGATTATGAAGCTATTAATGTAGCAGACTCAATACAGCAGTTTTTTCGCTTAGGTGATTACAGTAAAGTGCCTTTTGGTGAAGATCCCTCCGAATATGATCCTGGGCCAGGAACAATCACAGCTACAGATATGAGTTTACGCGCAAGAATTGGCAGAAACTTTGCTGAAATAAGAAGAAACTTTGATTTTTATATTGGAGGAACTTTGTTGGGAATGGAAGAGGTGGGCGCTCTTTCTCCAGCACTAAGCATAGCAGATATACCCTTTTCAACATATCGAGGTGCAAAAGGATTTTTATTAGATTTAGGTGTAGAGGACTCAGATGTTCCGTTTTTAAGCGAAGTTAGCAGAACAATGGGTGGATTAGCTTTAGGTTCAAGAGCCAGTTTTGAACAAAGAAAACAAGAGTTAATTGAGCAGGGCCAGGGTGGTACAGCAATTACAATGAACCTAATGAATGAAACTCTTCAAACTGTTTCATATTTAAAATGGTTAAAATATATAGGAATTTCCAGAGGAGCAGCTGCACCCAAGGCAGGCGCAGTAAGTATGTTTAACGCTAAAGCAATTCTTTCAGTTTTAGGTAGAGGTCAAAAATTTGGATTATTTGCAGCCATGACTAGCGAAGGTGTTACCATGGAGGATCGAGCAAAGATATATGCAATCGCTGCAATGTATGCTAGTACTCCCGCTGTCTCTGGTTCATTTAAAAATCCATTTGTTGTTAAAACCGCAGACTTCATGTTAAACACAGCTATATCGCAAGGAAAAGAAGATGGCTACAAAGATATAATAAATGACCCAAATTTAACTGAAATGGAAAAATATATGGCGGCCTCTAGCCTTTTAGGCCATGACATTGTATTTTCTCTTACAACTCGAAGCTGGAAAACTGGAGCTGATGCACAGAGAGCGCTTGCTGAATCTGCATTAAGATTTGCTACCGAATTAGGAAGACCAGAAAATGCACAAGTTCAGGTAACGCCGGGTCAAATGTTTAGAACAGTTCCTGTAAGCGCTCTTGATGTTAGACCACTTACAGTTAGGGAAGAGTTAAGTCAGTTTCTATCTAAGCCTGGTGGATTTAAAATATTAGAAGAAAATTCTAGGGCTTATAAACAAGAAATACAAAAAACAGAAAGTACGTTAAGAGAAGAACTAAATAAAATTGAAGAGTCTGTTGTTGCCAGACCAGTTGAGTTAGATGCCGAGGCTTTGCAAAAAGAAATGGCTTCGGATAAAAAACCTACACCCAAACCTACAATTAAACCTACTGATACTATCGAGGGTAAAGCGATTGATAATCCAACTGTTAAAAAAGCTGTAACAGAAGCTATGCTTAAGGCGACTGAAGAAGCAAACAAGATGGACCCATTTGACGGAGTTGTTCATATAGAGAGTCGTAAAGCTTTATTATATGAAGTTGTAGATGCTCCAGTGGGAACTAGGGTTAAAACATTAGTTAACAGAATTAACAATGTTAGGCAGGGTAAACCAGCGGTAACCTTTAACCAAAAGCAATATTACTCTTTACTAGAGCAAGTAAGTAGAACTGCATCAAGGAGTAGCGTTAAAGATGTAGGTGCTTCTTTTAATATGTTAAGTGAATTTGCTAGAGAAAATTTACCATACAGGCAGGCAGACGCAGTTATTGCTAAGATGCAAAAGCTAATGGAGAGTGGCAAAAAAGGTTACACGCCCGCTGAGTTTGTTGACAGAGCTACTGCCATACTAGACCGGGCTACAGGTAGACTAGAAGCTTATGACGCTGTTGGTAAACCAGTAGATATGTCTGCAAGAGTTGATTTAACGGATGCTGAAGCTTTAAGAATATCACTAAAAGAAAGAGTAGAGGCTGGGCGTGTAGCAAGAAGATCGGTTATTGAAGATATTGTTATGTCTCAGAAGCGAGCGCAAGAAGTTATTAATGAAATGCCAAAATCAGAGCGAGGTAAAACTATTGCCGCACTTAGAGCAATAGCAAAAGCACAAACTCCCGAAACTAGACAGAAAGCTTTACAAGCATTTGAGGGCCGAGTTGAATCTATTTTGGATGCCTATCGGGTTAGAGAGTCTAGACAAAAGTTAAAGGACTTTGAGAATAAAGCCAGAAAATTAATTAAATCTAAAAAACTAACACCAGGTTCTAGGGAAGCTTTTGAGGAAATTTTAACAGCATTAGAAGCTGGCAGAGCGGTTGATACCCTTGCCTCCTCGATAAGAGATGCAGCGAAAAGAGGTAATACTGAGGAGGTCGCAATATATGGTGAGCTAGCAGATTTCTTTGGCCGTAGCGCTACTAAATCTTTTAAGGAATTATCCTCCAAGGAACTAGAAGCGTATGCAGACACGCTAAATGCATACTTATACAGAGTAAATCAAATACACTCTCAAATAAAAGCGGGCAAAAAAACAGCTGCTGAAGAAAATAAATTTGAACTTATTAGAGCATTAGATGATGCAAAACCTGTAGACCTAGACAGCCCTGTTAGACAATTTTTTGATAAACCCATGAGAACCCTAGCTACCATAAAAGTTCGGGGAGAAATGATACCCTTAACAATTGCTAGAATTTTAGACAATAACAAGCCGAATGGCCCAATGCAAAGATTTCAGGAGCGACTAGACTTTAGTAATGCGGATAGAGCTGAGGTTAGAAATGTTACACAAGATGTTGTAAAACCCTTTCAGCCTAGAATGGAAGAGCTTGGTTTCAATAAAAATAAAAACAAAAAAACTTTTGAAGTAACGGATATGGATGGCAACCCAATTAAAATTCAACTTGGTGTTGCTGATAGATCTAGATTGTATTTAGCCTACAAAGACCCCGGAACTTGGTCTGTATCTGAAGAAGTAGGTTTTGTTAGATCTTTTGGTAAAAGAACTAGGTTTACTATTTCTCAAAAACAATATGAAGCCATTGAAAAATATATGACCCTCAATAAAGAGACTGAAATTTCTGATTCTTTTATTAAGGCTTATGGCGTTTTAGGAAGATACATTGATAAAACATCTATGGAGATTAACGGCTTTCCATTAACTGCTGATATATATACTGGTCCTAGAGTTAGATACGGAAGAGTTGATAACATTGATTTGCACAAAAACGAAATAAATCTAGAAAAAGGCGAAGGCTTTAACGAGGCTTTTGTTAGAATAACCGCAGAAAGTAGTGGCTTCTTAAAGCAAAGAACTGGATCTGACAAACCTTTATTTATATACAACCCAGCTACAATGCTTACACAGGTAGCAGAAATGGGTGGTTACTATTATTCAAGAGCTTCTGTTTTGCGTGACTTGAATTACACTATGACAGAGTTAAACAACTCTGGATTTAAAGATAAATACAGGGAACTAGGAATTATCAGAGAAACAGCTTACTCAACATGGGAAGATTATGTTGCTAGATTAAACCAGAACTATAAACCTGGCAAAGTTTTAGGCGTTAAGTTTGATAAGATTCCAAAGGGAGTTATAAATTTTTCTCAGAAATATTTAGGCAAAAGAGCGTTGTCTTATAATACAAAAACTCCATTTATTCAGTTGGCTTCATTACCTACAGCTGCAACTGCTATTGATAGAAAATATCATGGTCGTTTATACGAGGCATTTGTAACAGATGCAGCACCAATCTCAGAGATGGTTGATAAATCTCATTATTTAAGAGCAAGATACGAAGGTCGTACCGGGCATATATATAGCGACAAAGCTCTAGAAAAAGCGGATCAAGCGGGTATGCAGGGTATAACTGTTATGGATGGTCGAGTAATTGGCTCTATATACAGAGTAGCTGAAGATATAGTTAGAGATCAGAAGCCAGACCTAACTGGAGAGCAATTTAATAAAGCAGTTGAGCAAGAAGTAATGAGGGTAATATTTAGAACACAGCCCAGCTTCGAAGACACATCTAGACCAGAGGGTGCAATGAGTACCGATCCATTGTTAAAGATGTCTTTTATCTTTTCCTCACAGTTGAATAAAAACTACGCAATTAATGTGGGAATGGCTATGGATGTTATAGAAATGCATAGAAGAGGCGAGGCATCAAAAGAGGATATAGCTGCTGTTGCCATGTCATTTGGTAATCTAGCTATGGCCAACTTAACTGTTGCTACAATAAACTCAACCCAACAAGAAATAATGGAAGAAATATTTATTTGGCGATATGGTGATCTTCCAAATTGGTACGAAGAAAAATCATTCCACGAGAAAATGATGTTTAACTATTTTACTGCCCAAACGGCTGGACTTGGAAATAGTTCTGCTTTACTTGCATCTGCCCTTCAAGGCTTTCAGGTTGGCGGATTAGCTACAGACCCTTTAATAAAAGATGCGACTCAACTTGTGACTGTAAGCAAAATGACTTACGAATGGTCTTTAATGAATGATGTAGGCCAGGGTGACATTTGGTGGGAAACCTATGGTAAGGAATATACAAGACGTTTAACTCAGGTAAGCAACCTGGCCGTTCAAACAACAACAGGAAAAAACGTAGCAAATATCTATAAGTATTTTGTTGAACAGCCATTGGCTTTATTTGAAAGCGTTGTCGATAGAGATGATCGAGCATTCTTAAAAGAACAAAGAGAGTGGGAAAGAGAACTTAAAAGATGGGAAGAAGAAGCTGGCGTTGTTGAGCAGGAAGAATTTGATAGAGTTTACAAAAAAATGATGAGGGATTACGAAGAAACTCAAAAATAATAATAATAGTCTTGACAAAAGAATAAAGAGTTTAATATAAAGATTAGCGAGGAAAAGCATGGCATTATCTAGTACAACAAGTAGACAATCGTATAGCCCAAGTTCGGCTACCACAGTGTATTCATATCCATATCCTTATTTTGACACCGCTGATATTAAGGTGTCTGTTTCAGGTTATGACTCTTCTGGCAACGTAGATGCGGATTCGACTATTGATCTAGTATATAATGCATCGCCCAGCGCAGCCAACGAGTTCAAGGTGACAGCAACAAATAATGATCCTGCACAGGGTGCTACAATTACAACTGTTACTGGATATGCTAGCGGCACAGTAACTATACGCAGAGAGGTTGCATACACACAACAATACGATTTACAAGAGGGTGCATCAATTGACCCTACAGCATTAAACAAAGCGCTCGATAGAGTTGTTGCGCAAAACCAACAGCAAAATGATGAGTTTACAAGATCAGTTACTCACCCTGCGACTGACCCAACAACAACTACATATAATGTTGGTAACGTAACAGACCGGGCAGGAAGAGCATTAGGTTATGATTCTGATGGCAATATTACAACCCTTAACCTGGTGACATCTGGTACAGTTACTGGTGATTCAAGTGCTGGTATAAATATTTCATCCAACCAAATTTCTGGCAAGGTGGATAATTCTTCTATTGAGTTTGATTCAAACGGAAACTTCTCAGTAAAAGATGACGGCATAACTAATGCTATGATAGCTGACGACGCTATTAATTCAGCCCAACTTAATACTAACGCAGTTACTACAGCAAAAATTACGGACCACCAGGTTACTTATGCAAAAATGCAAGAGATAACAACAAATCTTAGAGCGCTTGGCCGTACTAGTTCTGGGGTGGCTGATGTCGCTGAAGTTCCTATTGATACAGATTTAACAAGTATTACTGATGCTCATACAGAGTTGGCTACTGCAAAAGCAATTAAAGATTATATAGATGTCTATGCAAAACCTAATATAGCGTTTGCGGAACTTTTAACTAAACAAGATATAAATAGCGGAAGTGCTGTTACTACTGGCACTTTTTATGATGTTCCATCTCTTGAGGCTGCAATTACAACAGTAAAAGCTAGTTCTACATTTAAAGTAGATTTAAAACTTTCTTTTGGATCAAACCTTTTTAACTACGAAACAGTAGCAAAAATAATGTACAAAGTGGGTAGTGGTTCTTATCAGGAATTTCAAATGCCGACAAGTCCTGGCAACAGAACGCCATCACATTTTCAACATTATTCCGCTGACAGCGATGCTAGAATGAATGTTTTAGGCGGTAGTATTTATTTAAGCGGGGCTAGTTATAGTGTTGGGGATGTTATTACTTTTAAGGTATCACTCGCTACTATTAGATCAGCTAGTGGACTAATATTAACAGTCAATTCTTCTGAAGATGACACAGGTAGCTCCCAATACTCAAGAGGAACATCAACACTAATAGTTCAAGAATTTTAAATATACAGAAAGGTAAGGTAAGGTTATGGGTGACGTAAAAATAGCAGAGGACTTCTATCAAAACAAAATGCAGTTTGCTCACATCGATACGGCAAACGCAGCTAATGTAACAAGCACAAGTGCAGCATTCGCGGGCAAGCACGTTGTTATTACCCCGGTATCATCAGATGCTTGGATTGTTATTGGTGCAGGCTCACAGAGTCCATCTACAAACACAGGAAAGCTAATAACATTCGGCAGCTCGTACACTACAATCATTCGCAAAGATGAACAAATCGCTGCGAGTGCTAGTGTAAATGTCTGCCCTCTCGGAGAAGCGTAATGGACTTCGGCTCGTTTGGAGCAGGGTTCGGGGCGTTTGGCTCTGGTACTGGTGGGTTGTCGCCTACTATTACCAACCTCAC